CAGCCGCCCGGCACAGTCCGACAACGCAGCAACTCGGACGCATTCGTATTGGTCGTATGGGGTCGTGTTATTAGGGCCGCCGACAGGGCCGCCGGAGAGCGGATCGATCGCATCCTTCGACACCAGCCCAAGCCGGGTAACCTCGTAGAGGCCCACGAATAGCGTTCCACCGGTCGGGGTGACCACGAAACTGGCCCAATAGCGCGCATCGAAGCGCGCACGCTGTCCAGGCGATCCATCCTGCGTGCTTTGATAGCGTTCGAATGCAGCTTGATCGTCGCGCCAGAGGCTGTAGGGAGTCCGTCCCGGCACCTTGCCCGTTTGATGGCGTAGAAGCCGCACATCTGATGGATTGATGCCTTCGTCGGCGAGCAGCATGTTGAAACGTAGGGCCATGCCGGCGAGCGTAGCTCACGGGCGTGGCCTCTACCATCAGCCCAATGGCCCCCCTGCCAAATCCCGAAATCGATTGGGGATGGCATCGTGAGACCGCCCTAAATACGCAATTCGTCCATCGCTGTATCGCCTTGGCTGTGCTCCGGCACAGCGCGAAGCATCCATCACGGCGCGGGAATGGACCCAGCCAGGATGGAGACCACGATGACGCAGCCCCTCCCACACCAGACGCCGAGCGGCCCTGCCAGCCAGGCCGACTGGACCATGCTGCTCGCCACCGCACCGCGCGGCGCCGACAGCGCCGGCCGCCCGACGATCCAGGTCTGCACTGCCGCCGGTGGCCGCGCGATCTGGGCGACCGTCGAGTACGCCACCTGGCGCGCCGCGCAGGAGGAGGGCTGACCATGGCCGCCGAGCGGCGCTGGATCATCCTCGCCACCGATGGCCGCCATGTGACCCTTGGCCGCGCCGCCACCCCCAGCGAGGCGGAGGTGGCGCGCGCCGCCGCCGGCCTCGCGGCGGCCGGGCTGGCGGGCTGGTATGTCATCCTGGACGGCGATTACTGGGCGCGTCGTGCGGCGCCGGTGCTGACGCCGCTGCGCGGGCTCGCCGGTGCGACAGACGACAACTGGCCCGCGGCTGCGGCGGCGTTCGAGGCCGCGCGGGTGGCGGCGATGTCGTCGAAGGTCCGGCCCTCACCCTCCAGCACGGCAGTCTCCCCGGCCGCGTCCTGCCAGCGCCGCACGATGACATCGACGTAGCAGGGGTCGATCTCCAGCAACACCGCGCGCCGCCCGGTCCGCTCCGCGGCGACCATGGTGGTGCCGGAGCCGCCGAACGGGTCCAGCACGGTGTCGCGCTGCTTGCTGCTGTTGCGGATGGCCCGCTCGACCAGCGCCACCGGCTTCATGGTCGGATGCAGGTCGTTGCGCGCCGGCTTGTCGAAGTGCCAGACGTTGCCCTGGTCGCGGGCGCCGCACCAATAGTGCTGGCTGCCCGACTTCCAGCCATAGAGCATCGCCTCGAATTGCTGGTGGTAGTCAGCCCTGCCGAGCGCAAACGTGTTCTTCGCCCAGATGATGGTGCTCGACCATTTGCCACCGGCATCCTGCCAGACGCGATGCAGCGTCGGCCATTCCGACGAGGACATGCAGACGTAACAGGCACCCTTGGTAACCGAGAGCAGGTTGGCCAGCGCCGGCCGCAGGAAGTCCGCGAAGCCGCCGCCGAGCGCGTCATTGGCGATGGTCATCTTGGCCGCAGTGCCGCCCTCGTAGGCGACATTATAGGGCGGATCGAGGAACCCCATGTCCGCAAGGCGGTCGGCGCCCAGCGCACGCTGCACATCCTCCAACTTGGTGGCGTCACCGCACAGCACACGGTGCTCGCCGCAGCGCCAGAGGTCGCCGGTCCGCGAGACCGGCACGGCGGGCGGCGGCGGGGCATCGTCGGCGGCATCGGCGTCACCACCTGCCGCCGCGGCCAGCAACTGGTCGAGTTCCAGCCCGGAGAAGCCGAGCACGTCCAGATCGACCACGCCATCCTCGCGGATCCGGGCAATCTCGGCGGCGAGCAGCGCCTCATCCCAGCCGGAGTTGAGCGCAATCTGGTTGTCCGCCAGCCGCAGCGCGCGCGCCTGCGCCTCGGTCAGGTGTTGCAGCCGGATCGCCGGCACGGTCGCCATGCCGAGGCGCTTGGCCGCCAGCACCCGACCATGGCCGGCCACCAGCACGCCCGCGGCATCCACCAGCACCGGGTTCACGAAGCCGAACTGGGCGATCGAGGCAGCGATCTGCGCCACCTGGGCGTCGGAGTGGGTGCGGGCGTTCTCGGCATACGGCACCAGTGCCGCGACCGGCAGCGTGGCCACCTGCAACTCAGGCTGCATCGGCCGCCTCCATCGCCATCGCCACTGCTGGCACGCCGCGCGCCGCGGCGATGGCGTCGTAATCCCGCCCGTCACCCTCCAGGGTGACCGGGATCTCCGGGAACAGCATCCGCCAGCGTGCGATCGCCAGGTCGACATAGGCCGGCGCCAATTCGATCGCCCGCACCCTGCGTCCGACGCGCTGGCCGGCGATGAGCGTGGTGCCGGAGCCGGCGAACGGCTCGAACACCACATCCTCCTCGTCGGCGTAGGCGCGCATCAGGAACTCCGGCAGCTTCACCGGGAACACGGCGGGGTGCTCGGTCTCGATGCCGCGGGCCTTGTGGCGGGTGATGCGCAGCACGTTGTCGGGGATACGCATCTCCTGCACGCCCTGGCCGGCATGGGTCCATTCACCCACCGTGCCGTCCTTCGCTCGCAGCCCGCCTTTCTCGCTGTTGACGTGCCCGGCCCAGCGGCAGGGGATGATCTTGTTGGCCTGGCGGGCGGTACGGTTGAAGTGGAAGACGAACTCGAAGGACGGCGCCAGCCTGCCATTCCAGTCGCCGGGCAGGCCCGGCCCCTGGTCCCACACATACCAGCCGAAGCGGCGCCAGCCAGCGCTGCGCATCCAGTCCAGCCAGCCCTGCCAGTACGGCTGCCACTCGCCATCGCGGTGGATCAGGCCGAGATTGACCAGCGCCTGGCCGTCCTCCGCCAGCACCGCCGGCAAATGCTGGCAGACGCCGCGCATCAGCGCGTCCCAATCGGTGATGCCGCCGGTGGTGTAGTCGCGCTGGTTGCCGTAGGGCGGGCTGGTGAACAGCAGCGCCGCGCGGTCTTCGCCCATGATGCGGGCGACGGACGCGGCGTCGGTGCTGTCGCCGCACAGCAGGCGGTGATCGCCGAGCCGCCACAGATCGCCGGGGCGCGTGACTGCGGCCCGCGGCGGTTCCGGTTCGGCATCGGCCGGATCAGCCGGCTCGTCGGCGGCAGTAGCACCCGCCGTATCTCCGGCATCGGCGCCATCAGCGCCGGCCTCCGCGTCGTGATCGGTGCTGTCCTGGTCCGCCGGCGCGTCGCCATCGGTGACGGCCTCTTGCGCCGCGGCCAGGATGGCGCCGATCTCGTCGCCTGAGAAGCCGATCGCCAGCAGGTCGATCTCGCCGGCCTGCTGCAACCCGGCCAGCGCGTCGCGCAGCAGCGCCTGGTCCCAGGTCGCATTCTCGGCGATGCGGTTGTCGGCCAGACGCAGCGCCTCCTTCTGCGCGGAGCCGAGGTGCTTCAGCACGATCACCGGCGCCTTGGCGATGCCGAGCGCCAGCGCCGCCTCCAGCCGGCCGTGGCCGGCGATCAGCACGCCGTCCTCGTCGACCAGCAGCGGGTTGGTGAAACCGAAGGCCAGCATGCTGGCCTTGATCTGCTCCAGCTGCTCCGCCGAGTGCACCCGCGCGTTGCCGGCGTGCGGACGCAGGTCGGCCGCCGGGCGCAGCAGGATCTTCGCTGCCATCCAGGGGAGCGGCATGGGCACCATCCGAATTATGGGTGTGGCTGCGAACTGCGAACCAAATTTGCGGGCTGACGCTAGCGACCTATCGCGCGCTGGCCCCCCGCATACGATCCTGCCGGGAAGGAACCATGAGTTTGGCAACGAAGTGGCTCAAGAGCCACTGTGGCTGGTGCGCCACCGTCGTTACAGCTTCTCTACGTATCCACATCATACAATCATCGATTCGCGCGCTGCCAGGGGGTGAATTGTAACAGGAACGCGGGGCGGCTGTTACCGCCTCGCGTCCGTGCGTCAGGCTGCTTGCGAGCGTGGGGTCAACCCGAAATGCATCGCCAGTGTGCCGAGGGCTGCGACCACCATGCCTTGCGCCACCGGACCATGGACGTAGCGTCCGCCCCAGCCTTGCCGTGTTGCCCATGTCCGCAGCGAGAACTCGAGGCCGAGGACGAACCAGGCACAGGAGCCTGCGGGGCTGTCATGCCCGCCGAGTGCGTCCATCGCGGCGGCAATGCGACGCCGTGCGTCGGCCTGACGGACCGAGAGCACGTCGGTGCCGCCGCCAGCGACGCGCTCCAGCTGTGACGTCGCCATGCGGTCCAGCGCCGCCGTGCGGAACAGCTCGCGAAAGATCGTGCCAGCATCGTGCATCTCCCGCGTGATCGTGCCATTGGCGAGCATCAGACTGATGCTGTCCACCGCACGCCGATGCGCCACAACGATCCCGGTGTCCGGGTCTGTGTCGTAGCTCGGTGGATGGAAGTTGCCATGCTGCAGCCGCCAAGCGCTGGGCTTGGCCAGGCCATCACGACGCGATGTGGTGTTCTTGCGAGTGCGCTTACCGGCCATGGTGCTGTCCTCCGTTGCGCGGTCCCCAGCGCCGCGTGGCCTCGTTGGTGATCGCCTGGCGCAACCAGGGATCGGTGATGTCCGCGATGCTGAGTGCAGCCACGCCGTGCTGCAGCCAGGCCTGTCGGCGCATGGCATCGAGTGCCCAGGGGTAGGTCGGGGTGGCTCCCCGGTCCAGGCAGGACCGGGGCGGCCGCGGAGCGCCGTAGAGGCTCATCGCACGTGCCTCCATCGCCGCTTGCTCACAATGTCGTCGACCGTCTGCCGGCAAACTCCGAAGCCCTCAGCGGCGACCGAGCGTGGGACGTTCATCGCCACCATCTTGCGGATGGCCAGCGCGCAGACCTCGTCGATCTTGGCTTGGCCGTTCCGGCTGCCACGGTTGTGCGTGCCGTGCCGCGCCGTATCGGCCATGTTCTCGCGCTGGGTGGCCCAACGTAGATTGGTCCAGTGATTGTTCTCTCGACTGCCGTCATTGTGGGCGACCACGTGTTTGGACGAAGGCGCCTGACCGATGAACGCCAGCGCGACGATCCGGTGGACGGTCGTGCGGAAATCCTGATTTCCTCGCCAAAGCGAGATCTGGAGGTACCCCGTATGTTTATTGCGCCAGGGCTTCAGCGCATGCCCTGGCCTTGCGCCTTTCCTGCCGTGAGCGCGGCGCAAGCTACCGTGCTCGGAAACTTCGTATTCGGGCCAGCCCGGGATCGGGCGCCATTCACAGATCGATGCGTCAGGGCACAATTTGTCCGATAGCACGTCGCTCATGCCACTCCTCCCTGCGTCTCAATCGCCCACAGCAGGATGGCCAGCGCGTCCGCCTCATTGTCATCCGACGGATTGAAGCCACGAAGGCGGATCGCCGCGATAACCGCGGTCTTGTCGGCATTGCCGCGGCCAGTGGCGAAGCGCTTGATGGTGCCGACCGGTACGCCCTGGTAGGCTGTCTCGCGCTGCTCGCACCAGGCCGTCATGGTTGCCAAGAAGCCGCCGTAAACGTGAGAGCTATCCGTACTGGCGTGGCGGCGGACCTCCTCGAACACCACGCGGTCGATCGGTCCGGCCAGCCGGGCGATCTGGCCGAGCCAGTTCTGGAAGCGCAGGTAGCGCATGCCGCCGCCCTCGAAGCGGCTGGTGCGGAAGGTGATGGTGCCCGAAGTGATGCGGTCGTCGCGGCCGCGTAGCGCCCAGCCGGTGGCGGTGCCGAGATCGAGGGCGAGCACGGAGGTGGTGCCGGTGCCGACCGGCGGCAGAGCGATGGGGATGCGCGGCACACTTGCGCCGGCCGTAGGGACGATCAGAGTCGCGGAAGCCATGGTGATCTCCTGAGAGGGGGAACGGCGTGGTCAGGGCGACGACGGCGCGGTTCTTGGCGGAGCTCGCCGTCGTCGTCCGCATGGATTGCTATGGCGCATCAAGGTCGTGGCGGACCCGTCGCGGTTGGAGCGCGACCCGCAGGAGATCGCGGCTCGCCTGCCCCACCTCGTCCGGCCTTGGATTTTCCAGTGGGACAGGAATTGTTGAGCAAATTCCGATTATTAGTTGGAACTGTCTCGCCTGTCCCAGCCGGACCCATGTGCCCAAACCCTATATAGGGAAACATGTATTTCCCTCTCCTGCCTCCCTCTCCGAATCTAGGTTTCATACCTAGTAGGACAGGTGGGACAGTGGGACAGATCACCGCGCCTCCGCGGTTGGCCTCGAATTCAGCGTGTCCCACCAAGAAGCGCCCGGCGCCCGGAGTGGGACGGTGGGACCAACCGCGCATCACAGCAGCACTTCTGCCGGCGCCTCGTAGCGCCATTCACGCGGTCTGCCAGTGGTGCGATAGCGCACCCATTTCTTTGCCTTGAGGAAGGTGCCGACCCGCATCTGGTCGCCCTTTGTCCATTTCGCCGGCTCGATGCCGAGTGCCTGCTCCAAGACCTCACCGACCGACACGTCCTTGAGCGGCCGCGATCGCGGCACGTATTCGTCGCGCCAGTCCTCGTAGGGACCGAAGCCGACATTCACGCGCCGCTTTTCGGAGACCAGCCAGCGCTCGATCAGGCTGTCCCAGGCGTCGGTCTGAACGCGCGCTTCCTGTGCGGCGGCGGCATGGCCGACCAAATCCCGATCTTCCAGCCACCAGGTCGCTCCCGCATTGAACCGGACGACCGCCTCGGCCCAGAGTTGGTCACGATCCCGGCGCAGGCTATCGAGGTCGATCTCGCCACAGCGGACCGGCCAGAAGCGGCGATTGCCGGTCTCATCGCGCAGATAGGTGTCGGGGTTCACGCTGCCGGCGAACACGCATTGCCGCGGCACCGTGACCAGGTAGCGCTCGTATGGCGGCCGGTAGCGGTCGGTGGTGCGGGTGAGGAATGCCTTGATCCTGGACACCTCAGCCCGCCCGATGGCGTCGAGCTCGGCCATCTCGATGATCCACACGCCGCGCATCTGTTGCGCCGCGTCCTTCGATCCAAGCTCGGCCAACTCATCTGTGAACCAGGCGTCCGATGCGAGCACCTTGAGCGCGGTCGACTTCCTGATCCCCTGTGGCCCCTCCAGGATCAGCATGTGATCGGCCTTGACGCCCGGACGCATGATCCGGGCGACTGCCGAGATCATCCACATCGCGCCCATGGCGCGGTGCAGCTTGGTATCCTCGGCGCCGAGATAGGTCACGGTCCAGGCGTCCAGTCGCGGCGTGCCGTCCCACGCCAGGCCGGTCAGGTAGTCCCGCACCGGGTGGATGCGGATGTTGCGGGCGACCGCGACGACACTGCGGCTCACCACCACCGGCGGGACGTTGATCTCGTGGCGTTGCAGCCACTCGGCGCAGCGCACGTCATCGGCATCCCCCCACGGCCGAGGGGGGCTGATCTCGGGGCCGCCCCAGGGCAGCGGTCGGGTGGCGATGATCTCCTGCGCCAATTCGTCGAATGCCAACGCGCCGGCAAACGCCGGATCGAACGACAATGCGGTGATCACGTTGGCTTCGTTGCGTTCGGGCGTGCCGTTGATGTCCATGCGCAGCAGTGCTGACCAGCGGGGCCGCATTGGTGCCCGGGTCACGTCGCCGGTGGCGTTGAGCCGCCGCCGCAGCTCGGTGACCTGCTTCTCCAGGATGGAAACGGCGATGCCGGTGGCGGTCTTGATGGCGGCGAGCACCTGGCGCTCCGGCAGCGGTTCGAGCCGCAGCGTGACCAACTGCCCCAGGAGCGCCGAGAGCGGCGCCATGTCCGGTGGGTTGGTGAGTGTGGCCGCCGCGGCAATCAACTCCTCGGCTGTCCCCGGCAAGGCAGCGGCAGGGCGGGCAGATTCGACGGCCGCGCCATCTGCGGCGGCTTCGACGATGTAGTCCGCCGCCGATGCGCCATGCTGCAGGTCGTCGTTGAAGTCGTCGCCGTGTAAGGGGGATTGGATGGATGACGCGATGCCGACAACATTGAGCCGGTCGGCCAGCGTGGCTGCGGCCTGGATACCGGCATCACCGGCATCGGCGAAGATGGTGACGTGCGTGGTCCCGGCCGGCCATTGCCAGCGCCGCAGGCCATCAGCCGACAGTGCTGCCATGGTTGGCACACCAAAGATGCGCATCGCCGAGAGCGCGGTCTCGATGCCTTCCGCCACACCGATGCGGCCATCTTCGGGGAGTGGGGTCAGCCTGACGCTGCCGCCGGCCACCGGCCCGAGCATCTTCTTGCCCGGCGGAGCCTTCGCCGATCCGTCATCGAGCAGGTAGCTGCGATGAATGCCACCCGTCCGCTCGCCGGCGCCGTCGCGCACGATACTCACCACGCCGCACCAGCCGCGCTTGCTCTCGAAGTCCGCAAGATCCGGGTGGAACAGCAGGTCGGGGCTGTCGGGTAGGTCGAGGCCGCGGCCGCGCAGATAGGTCTCTGCCGCGGTGGCTGCGAGTGGCTGGCAGGCTTCCAGGATGCGTGCGATCTCGCGGCTGTGGTCGGGGCGTGCTTGCTGGGGCGGTGTGTCGGGCGCCGGCATGTCCAGGCGGGCGAGACGGGCGGCCTCGGCGAACAGCCTAGTCTCGGTGAGGCCGGTCGCGCGGTAGACCATGTCGATCGGCCCCGCGCTCTCGCCGGTGGCGTGGTCGAACCCCCACCCAGCAAACCGCCCATCGAGATGGATCACGCAAGAGCCGTCGGCCCGCGGTGCCCGGCCTGACAGATCGGCGCAGCGCAGCGTCTTGCCGTCCGATGATTTCCGCGCCGCCGGGAACAGAGCCGGCAGCCAGTCGCGCGCCGTGTCAGCCAGCCGGCGCCGGATCTCATCGAGGTCCCAGCGCTGAAGCTGGTCGGTCGCGTGGTTGAGGTCGATGCCGAACGGCATGTTGTCGGTCACCATGCACGGCGCTGCTCCGGACGGGGCTGTGTCGATGGGGGTTGCTGCGTTCATGCCAGGATCACCAGCCCTTGTTCGGCCCGGGTGATGACCGTGTAGAGCCACCGTCGCCGGTCCTGTTCGGTGCGCCCGAGGCCGTCATCCCAGACGACGACGTTCTCCCACTGGCTGCCCTGGCTCTTGTGACCGGTAATCGCCCAGCCGAAGGTCGCCTCGGTCAGCATGCGCTTCGTCTTCCAGTCGCGATCATGCCGGTGCCGGTCGAAGGCGACGTGGTCCTCGAAATGCCCCTTGTAGATGCGAAGCCGACCGCGGCTGCCATCCTGCTGTGGCGGGCCGATGCGATTGCCGTCCTCGTCCGTCACGGCCGCCGAGAAATATTGGCTGCCCTCGTCGACGATGTCGTCGAGGGTGATGAACATGCCGTTGATCAGGCCAAGGTCGTTCTGGTTCTTCAGACAGATGATCTTCTCGCCAGCCCCGGTTGGCAGGTAACTGCCACCGAACCCGGCGGCACGGCGCATGGCGTTGTTCAGCTGCAGCCGGGTGGCGTTGAGGCCGCAGATCACCTGCCCGCCGCGCAGCGCCTGCTCCGGCGTCACGTCCATCTTGCGCATCTTCGCTACATGCCGGTCATACTGGCCGAATGCGATCGGCTGGCCCTGCCGCGCCATGGTGGCCAGCCGGATGATCGCGCTCTCGGCCGCCTGGCGATGGATCTCGGTCAGCATGATATCGGGCGCATCCTTGGTGAAGGCGCCGGCCTCTTCGATCGGCGGCAACTGGCCGGGGTCGCCGAGCACGAGAATGGGCTTCCCGAAACTCATCAGGTCGCGGGCCATCTCCTCGCCGACCATGGAGACCTCATCGAGCACGATCAGCCTGGCGTGCGCCGCGTCGCTCTTCGGGTTCACGGCAAAGCGCGGACGCTTCATCTGCGAGACCGCCTGGCGCATGGCCTCGATGGTTGCCATGGCGGTGGTGCGTTCGAAGCCGGAGAGCCGGTGGGCGTCGGCGATGGCCTGATCGATCTTCTGCTCGGCGGCCTCCACCTCCTCCTCGGTGGCCTCGATGACGCTGTAGATCAGACTGTGGATGGTGCGCGCTGGGGTGCCCTTGCGCCGCAGCACCAGAGAGGCCTTGCCGGTGAAGGTGGCGGTTACGACGCCCGGGACGCAGCCACCGGTGTCATCGCCGCTGCGATGATCCTCGAGGCCCATCTCCTCGAGGGTGAACTTCAGCACTGTCGACTTTCCGGTACCCGCGTACCCAAACAGCCGGAAGACCTGCTGTGTCTCGGTGTCGTGCTGGAACCACTCCTTGATCGCGGCGATCGCCTTGAACTGGGTATCGGACGGTGTGATGTCGGTCATGCGGCACCCCCGAGATCGATGCAGTAATCCTTGACGACGCCGCCGCGCGTCCGATCGCCGACCTCGCATTGGCGGACAAAGGTGCTCCGCCCATCGGCCCCGCGATCGCGCAGGTCAAAGCCGGCGGCGCGCAGCCAGCCGATCGACATCTCCTCGAACTGATGCCCGGCGGCGAAGATGCGCAGGATACGACCGTCAAAGTCCCGGCCTGGGTCTTTCGGCGTATGCGCTACCTCGAAAACCAGCTTGCGCGCGCACTCCTCGCCGACCCGGCTGCCGCCGAGATAATCGCGCGGACGCTGCCGGCGGTTGCGATCGACCAGGGCTGCATCGACATGGGCGTTGATCCTGGCCGTGACGTCGCTGCCGACCGCCGGTGTTGCGCCGCGGCCGTAGACGAAGCCGGATTGGTGGTTCAGATCGAGGAACACGAATTGCCTCTCAAAATGGCGGAGGGTCGTCGAAGGGATCCTGCGCGGCGGCCTGGCGGCGCATCGAGTCCTGGAAGCCGTCAACACAGGCCTCGATGATCCGGTCGATCTCCGCCGGCGTGCGGTCATGGAATGGCGCCAGCAGCCCCATCTCGGTCAGCACCTCGGCGAAGAACCGCCGAGCGTCCTTGATCGCCTGGCTCTCCATGCGGGATTTGTCGATCACGCCGCTCCTCCGATCGACGCGATCCGCGCCGGCGTCCATGCAGGCCATCGAGCAGAAGCCGGCGCTGTGATGAGCCGACCACGGGCCGTCCAGCATGACGCCGAACCCGGGCGCCTCGCGGCCGCACAGGGCACAGAGCCAGCGGATCGCGTTGGCGGGACAGGGCGGGCGGGTGGCGGCCACGTGCTGGCGTCCGTCCGCCCGGCCGCGCCGACCCTTCCAGCGTTTGGATGGCATCGGTGCCGCATCGGCTCAGCCGTTCAACCAAGACGGACCACCCATCGGGGCCGCGGCTGACGCCGGCTGGGCAGGCTGGGCAGGCTGGGGATGCATCGATAGCGCGCCGGCCGAAGCTGCCGCTGGTGCCGGCTGCCCCCAGGCGGGCGCCGGTGCCGCCGGACTCATCGGGCGGCTGTTACCACCCCAGGCCGGCGTGGTGTTCGCGGCGGGGAATGCCGGCTGCGCGGCACGGGCGGTGGCCCGGCTCGGCTGCGCCGGCACCGCCTCCCCGGCCATGATCCGCTGCCACTCCGGCTCGTTCGGCAGCACCACCCGCTCCAGCCGGTTGCTGTCGCCGTAGCGCGGGTCGCTCGCCGGCTCGACCTTGATCTTGGCCGCGAAGGTGATGCCGTTGAAGTCGGCGAGCCCGCGCAGCACCCGCTTGCCGCGTGCCGCCTCGCTCATGTCCTGCGGATCGAGTCCCAGGGCACTGTCGATCATCGCCCGCAGCGTGCCTTTGGTGATCTTCCAGCCGATCGAGACGCCGTTCTCATCCACCTTGCCGCCGGCGACGGTGAACATCTGCCAGAACTTGCGCCGCACATGCGGGCCGCCCGACACGGTAAACTCGCAGTCCAGCATCCGCACGTCGCTGCCGGGCGTCTTGGCGGCCTTGAGCAGGCCGCGATCGGCATCGCCCTCGCCGTCGACGCCGCCCGGGCGCAGCGTCATGGTCACCTTGGCGAAGCTGCCATCCGGAATCAGGTCGGAGCCGCGTGGCAATTCGGCGTCGTTCATATCGTAGGTCATGTTCATCATCCCTGGTGGCTGCTTGTGGGGGTGGTGTTGATCTTGCGGAGCAGGGCGCCGAGGTCCGGTGGCTCGGTCTCATCGAGACGACCCGAGCGGTCCTTGGCCGGCAGGCCGAAGGGATTGGCGGCGCGGCACGCCAGGCGCCGCTCGGCGCCGTGGTCGGGGTCATGCCGCCAGATCTCGCCGTCGGGGCTGAACAGCGCCATCGACACCACCTGGTCGACGATGCCCGGCAACTCCCGGCCGGCCTTGCCGCCTTCCATCTGCGGCTCCCAGGTGACGCGGCCGAACTCGTCGGTGACCCGCTCCAGGATGCCGACCATGATCGTCGTCTTGCCGGGGGCGTGCTGCAGGTGCTTCAGCAGCCCGATCACCTCGCGGGCCATCAGCCCGTAGGCGCCGCGGATGTCCGGCTTGCCGGTCTTGTCGCTGAAAGCCTCCGGCCGGGTCTTGGCCCAGGCCATGGCCTGCCGGGTGAGATCGGTGATGCTGTCCAGGAAGACGATCGACTTGCCGGCGACCATCCGGGCGAGGTCCGGGTAGCTCTGGCAGAGATGCTGGTAGTGCCCCTCGGAGAAGAACCCAGCCGGATCGGCGGCGGGGTTCACCCCGCCAACGAGGCAGGCCAGGTCGATCGCGTCGGCGAAGGTGCGGACCGGGATGCTGTCGCCCGGCCAGTCCTGCACCGACTTGAGCCCCGCCTCGAGGTCGATGCAGACCGTCTCGGCGGGCGGCAATGTCTTGAGCAGCAAGGTCTTGCCGACCCCACTGGCGCCGAACAGGGCGACGGTGGTCTTGTTGGCGGCGTGGGACAGCCGCTCGTCGGCGGTGACGATGCACAGGGCCATCACACGCCCTCCGCGGCCGGGTTCAGCGACAGCTTGAAGCTTGGCTTGCCGGGCCGGACGGTGCGGGCGGCGGCGAACACCTGGCGGATGTGGTCGGGCCAGGCGGTGTAGGACCGCTCCGCGACCTTGTAGGTCACCTCGACATACTCTGCCGGGTCATCGCCGCCGGCGCGGATGCGCGCGACCACCGCGGCCAGGTGCTGCTGCTCCCATTCCACCCGCTTGGGCAGGTCGGCGACGACGGTCACCAGGCCGTCGGAGAAGCGCACGGTGCCGGTGTCCTTACGCTGCTCGGCCCGCAAGGCGATGGCGCGCTGGCCATAGCGGACGGCGATGATGCCATCGAGCCAGTCCTTGGTCCGCTTGGCCGCCTCCAGGGCGGTGGTGGCATCGTCCTGCAGCAAGACGAGGTGCTCGGCGGGCATCGCCAGCAGGTCGGCAACCGGCAGGTGTTGGACGGCGTCCAGCCGGGGACGATTGGAGGGGGCGGTGCTCATCACGCCGCCTCCGCCAGCATGGGACGCACCGGCTTGACGAGCATCGCGCGCAGGGCCCGCCGCGGTTGCGGGCGGACGATCGCGAGATAGACGAAGCGCTCCTCGGCGATGCGGCGCTGCACGAGATGCACCCGCCCGGCCTCGGCGAGCTTCAGGGCCCGGTTGGCGATCGCGCCCAGCGCGACGCGTTGGTCCTCCGGCAGTTTGGAGAGCGGCCAGTAGCGATCACGGGCCAGCATGCCGACGTGATAGGTGATGGCTTCGTTCGGAACGGCATCGGCGAGGCGGTCGCAGAATTCAGTCTCGCTCAGGACGGGGGGCACCCCCGAACCGGAACTCGACATCTGAGGCGAGATCAGCGGTTTGATCGTCAGGCGCTCAACGCGCATTGGTCGGCTCTCCCTGGCACACATGGTTCGGCATTTGCTATCTACGGATCGGCACACGGTTTTTTCTCAGGGGGTCGCGCGCATCCGGCGATCCGGCATGCGACCCGGCGGGCGCATCCCGCTGGCCCGCAGCCAGAGCCGGAGATCGGCGAGGGAGCGGTAGAAGCTGGCGCAGGGCTGGCAGCTGGCGCGCTGCGCATCTGCCACGTCACCGGCGGCGCTCAGCAGCCGCAGGATGCTCCGTGGCGCCTGCGGCAACTCCTCGGCGACCCGTTGCAGGTCGAGCGACAGGGTAGGGTCGTCGGCTCCCTGGCAGGTGATCGAGCAGCCGACCGGAAAGTCATCCACCTCGAGCGGCACGAAGACCGGCGCGTCGGACTGACGTTCTGCCTGCGCCCGATCAGCGACCACGTGACGTGCAATCAGCGCCGCGAAGGTCGACCAGGCACTGCGGTCCGGGTCATAACGCCGGCTGCGCTGAATCAGCACCACCAGGATATCCTGACGCAGATCCTCCCGATCGGCGCGGGAGAGCCCGAGCCGGCGCGCACCCTTGCCGGCGACATGCGCCGCGGTGCGGAGCGCGATGCGCAGCACCTCCTGGTCCCAGATCGGCGCCGGGATGTCCGCGCAATCCTGTTGTGCCACCATGGTTGTGTCCTGCTCCTGCGTCTGCTGCGTGATGAGCGGACGTGAGCACGGCGACGCAGCCGGAATTCAGGCGCAAACGGCGCGGACCGGCGCAAATGCCTCCGGCGCCATTAATTCCGGCAGGTGATATCAATGGCTTAGTCCGCCAGACCGTGCCGTACAGCGCCGTCGCCAGGAAAAATGCGGCTGGGATTTATTCCCTACTGGACTCTCGCCCAGAGCGAACATAAGAAGAACATGCGCATCAACGGATCACGCAACCGAAACGGAGGCAACGGCATGGCGATCGACCTGAACTACCCTCATGTGGCGGCCACCGGCGCGCCGCGTCTGCTGCGGGACGAGGCGGTCTGGGCGGTGGCGCTACGGTTGCGGCGCGCCATCCTGGGTGATCAGGCTGACGCCGCCCTCGCCGCCGGCGCAATCGTCGCCGTGACGTCGGAGCTTGTCATCAACGGCCGGGAGGTTGCCACCGCGTGGGACTTCGCCAATGCGGTGCACGACACGCTCGGCCGGCCGGTGCTGGGGGCCTGTGAGACCGACCCGGATGCACCCGGTGTGGCTTACGTCTCGGTCAACCACGAGATGGTGGCGCATCGGCCGGACATCGCCCTGAGTACCATCGCCCATGAGCTGGGTCATATCGTGTTCGATGTGCCGCCGGCGCTGGGGCGGGCGGACCGCCGCTATCGGTCGGTGACCGCGGCGCCCGATTCCCTGGTGCGGTCGACCAATGCGTCGGAGCGGCGGGCGAACGAGTTCATGGGCGCGTTGCTGGTGCCACCGGTGCCGCTGCATACGCGACTGCTGGCGCTGGCGCGCTCCGAGCGGATGCGCCTGGCGCGGGCGCCGCATCTGGGGCGTCCGGCCAGCCCGGTGCTGGCGCGGGACAATGCGCCGGAGGCCATGGCGGGGATCGTCGCCGCAGTTGCCGGCGACTTCGGGGTGTCCGACCGGTTCATTGCCGTGCGCATGCAGCGCTATGGCCTGGTCGCGGGAGGTCGGTGATGAGCTTCGGGCGGGTCATCCGGGAGCGCCGCAACGTGCTGAACATCGGGCTCAACGAGTTTGCCGAGCGCCTCGGAATATCCCCGGCCTACTGGTCGCGGATCGAGCGTGACCAGGAGAAGCCGCCGCGTGACGAATTGATCGAGCGTGCCGCGGCGATTCTGGGCGTGCGGATGGATGACCTGTTCATCGAGGCGCAGCGGCTGCCGCCCGATATGCGCGCCAACATGGCGACGGTGGTCACCGCGTATCGGCGGCTGCGGTCGAATTATCGGAGGTGACGCCGATGACGCATGTGGCGCCCCGCAAACCATTCTACCGTGTGACCGAGCTGTGCGCGCGCTGGTCGATGACCGAGACGGACATCGCAGCCTTCGTGCTGGCGGATGAGCTCACGCTCTCGATCGCCGTGTCGC